CAGTTTTTAATTCTCAGTATTGGTCGATTATTTAATCTGTTATATAGTAGAAATTGACCTTTATTAAATATGACATCTCCTGGCAGAACTTTTATAGAAGTCATTTTTTCAAATCTAATTAAGACATTTCCTTGTAATTTAGATTCTGATAACCCCTTATTAGTCAGGTTGAAATTCCCACTCTTATTCATCACAGAATTCAAGTTGGCATTTAGTAATTTTATACATTTATTGATTAATTTATATGTTACATTAGGATGATAAATATTTGTCTTGAAGACAGCATTGCCATTATCAAACTCCATGATATAGTCACCTGTCTGACATTTTACAACACCATGTCCAGTATATTCTCCTTGTTCATCTATTTTTTGTTCCTTTATATACTCATTCAATATAAATTCAGTTTTGTGAGCTAAATCCAATATTTCAGATGCTCTATTGGTGCATAAAAAAACAAAAAATAATATTTTTTTGTGGAGAGGAGGAACATTAGCATTTCTCATAAAATGAAAGATTATCTTTTCTTCCACCTTGTTTAATAAATTTGGTATTTTTTTAATTGGCTTTCCTTCAACATTATCTTCTATCATTCTCATTAGAGTATAATTTGACATCATTTTGATTTCTTCAAATTTAGATAGCCCTTCTATAGCTATATCAGCCACTAAATCTTCAGAAGTAACTGAGTTCTCTGTAACACAACTTGATAACAATCCCATTATAGTGGTTTCAACATTATCAGAGCTTTCTCCATAGTTTACACATTTCATTGGCTTGAATGCATCTGACATTAATCTGCTAAGCAACAGACACAATTTTTTAATCTGATCAGCCCTTTCTCCAGAGAATTGCTTGATAGTGTCTTCCATATTTTCTTTTATAAAATGATAATTAGACATCAAGTTGATCATATCTCTATTTAATGAATTTTTTTCTGATCGTTTAACCCACATGTGTTTTAATATTTCATGCAAGCTATTGTCTAATTTGAATGGCTCTTCTTGTAATTTGAGATTTATATATCTTTTTGATTCAAATAAATTTCTATTGACATAGCTTGGAGTCACCGATTTAATGAGAATGGAAATGTTTTCGAATTTTTTCTTTTCAGGGAAGAAAACTCCCAGTTCTGAATTGATTTTTTTCTCTTTCATTAACCAATCAATACATTCAGAGTATGTTTTAGTTGAATCATGAACACCTGGTATATAAAAGCATCTAGCAGTTCGTGATGCTGACATTCTGCCATAGAAGAAGGCAGGATTTATATTCCTAGCTGCTTCTTCAGATGAATTTGACATTAGCTTCATACTAATTTTAATCTCCACTTCATTTTCATTCATAGGTTTCCTTATTATAAACAAAGGATCTTTTTGAATGTAATTTCTAACTTCTTCTGGAGTTTTTGGAATTATTCTTCTCATTGCTTTGATTAAATGAGAAGGTCTTAATTTTGTTAAAATCCTATTCACTCCAATGTATAAATCTGTTTCTGAAGATGTAAAGTCATACTCATCTTGTTTTTCATTGGTTATGGTGTGCATGTTAAAGAACAAATTTTTTTCTCCTTGATTTAACTCATCTATATTACATAATATTTGATAATTATGAAATTCTGGTCCAAATATTAGCATTAATATAGCATCTCCAATTGGATAAAAACCAACTTGGTATGGACTATTGTTCCTATTCAGACTTTTTTCTATATTTTTTGTGTTATAGATGTGTTCTGAGTACTCCTTATTCATTTGATGAGATATTAAAAACAATTCAAGACTGGCTCCATTCTCAAAGAAAGCTCTACATACATTATAAGACTCTTTAACCATTCTAAAAAAAGAATCTGTGTAAAAACAATCCAGTGAAGACAATGCAAATTTAATTCTAGTGGGGTGAAAACCAAGATTTGATCCAAACAAAGAATTGAATTCATAAACAACATTAGAAATAGAGCTTTTAGACTTAGAAGTTTCACAGTTAAATAATCTTTCACTGACTTCTTGACATTTTAGAAATGCATTCAGAATCTTCACACTTATTTCCTTATCTGAGGTCCCAGTGTTTATACTTGTGTATGAGTCATCTGATGAAAGTATATCCTCCCAGTAAACTGATTCTTTTACTTCATGTTTTTTCAACCATTCAGTGAATAATTTATCTCTAAAAGATATAAGAGCCAAGTGAAGCAGAGAAGATGTAAAATGCAGTATACCTTGTCCCATATTGGACTCATTCACAAATAATAATTCTTTGTCTTTTCTGAATTTCTGTTTTAGGTTTTCTAAGTTTTCATCAAAGTTATGATGAAATCTATTATCAGAGTCCTTCACCCAGGCTCTAATTAATCTTTCTGGCATGATCACCCTTTTGTTACTATGTTTAATTAATATGATCATTATTAAATTAAATAAATCACCAAGTTGGTCTTTATATGGCAAAAACAGATATAGAAATTGAATTGGCTGAAATGAAGGACCCCATTTACTCTTATCAAAATTTAAATGAAAAACTTTACCAATCACACTTTTTTGTCTAACTCTTCTGATCATTTCATGAAATTTTTTATTCTTTACTGATCCATGAGTCAACATTTCTCTGACATCTTTTGAACAAATTATTCGAGATATTGTTTCCAAGATATTTATCATTATCCTATCTTTAATATGAAGAATTAATATTTCTCTCACACCACCAATCTGATTCTTTTTGAAAACTTGAAAATCCTCACTATCTGTTCTGTGTTTCATGAAAACATCAAAAGCTGTATATTTTTTCTGTTGTATTAACTCAATTACACCTTGAGCACAGCGTCTTCTTCTATTTTGTTTTGAACTCCCAGCTCCAAGTATGTAGCCATCATCCTCTTTTAAATCATATTTATCAATAGTTAAAGAATCTGAAAAAAAGTCACCTTCCTTTTTTTGTCTCTTACGACTTTTTTCAGGTTGAATTTTATTGTCAAAAATTTCTCTATCTAATAAAGAACTTGCCTTAAAAGTTGCAAATTCATCAACAGTTTTATTTATTTTCGGGTGAGAAGAAGCTAATAAATAAGAAACACCATGACCATCTCTACCAACATAATTTGAATTTTGTTGTAAAATAGAACCTACACATATTGCAGTTCTAGAAAACTGATTTCTAACATTTGTTTTAATCAAAGTGCACATATCTTTTTGCCAGCTCTCTAGGTAACCATTGTGTAACTTAGTTGTCTCCTTTATCTTCTTGAGATTTGCTTCTCCAGCTAATATTTTAGAAAGAATTTGGAAACTAGCATGGGTAGGATCATCTTGGTTTTTATTAAATAACATGCAAAAATACATTTCATGAAGGGCCTGATCAAAATTAATGTCATTTCCATCGGTTAATATTCTTTTGATCACCATGATTGATGATCCATACTTATCATTTAATTTAGTTGAACCTGCATATGAATTGTATTTACCTAGTGTTATCTTTTTGACAACATCTGAGAATTTGTAATTCACAAAATAATCAACTATCCTTTTCAGCAAATATAACTG